CCTGAACCTGCAGCCGACAATCACTCCGGTGCTTAATCTGTCGACATTGAGGTCCGGTCTTAACGGTCTTCAGTCGCTGACCAAGAACCAGCTCATATCGGCGAGTGTCTCGTCGAACACAGCGACATCCATCTCGAACGACAATGCGGCGGCTGCTGCAGCTTCGGCTAAGGCTAATCCGTCAGGGGTTACAAACAACCTCACGTTCAACCAAACCAACAACTCTCCTGTGGCTCTAGACGCTGGCACGATTTACCGCCAGACGAAGAACCAGCTAACTGCCGTGAAGGGAAGGCTACCGACAAGTGCTAACGCAAGTTGATATCACGAATCTCGGCGGCGAAACTCTTTCTCTTCCAGTGACAGATAGCTCCGCGGGATATGTCGTAAAAGACATCGAAGGTCTGGACCCCGTCAAGGCGACGTTGACATCAGTGTCATACGCTCAAATTGACGGGGCCAGGCCCCAATCCTCCAGGCGAGATGTTCGTAACATCACGATGAAGTTGGGGTTCGCGCCGAACTACAGTTCGTCTACGGTCAAAAGCTTGCGAGACCAGCTTTACAGATACCTCATGCCGAAGTCTGTAGTCACGCTGACGTTCTGGTTCGATGCAGCCATAGTAGCTTCGATCCTTGTGAGCGTGGAAAGTTTCAGTAACGTCAGATTCACGAACGACCCTGAAGTAGATTTTTCGTTCATCGCTTACGACCCGGATTTCTTCGCGCCGGCTATCACGTCAATCGACGGGGCAACTGTCGATAGTCCGATCACGCAAACGATCACTTACAGCGGGAATACTGACGTCGGGGTTGTACTCGAAGTCACCTTGAACGCGGACATGCCTGACGGATTCGTCATTTACAACACTCGACCCGACTTGGTGATCCAAGTGTTCACTGTCACGGCGTCGCTGCTAAACGGCGATATCGTGACGGTATCTACTGTACCTGGTTCCAAGTCGATTAACCTTAACCGTTCAGGTCTTGTCTCTTCACTTCTTTATGCCGTCGATCCTCCGTCAGACTGGATCCTCTTGCAAGAAGGAGATAACGATTTTCGGGTGTTCTCGTCTGCTGCGGGGGCTGCCTGGACGTTGACATATCTGGCTAAGTATGGAGCTCTGTAATGGAGTGGTATACACTCGATAGTCAGATGCGCAGGGATCAGATAATCGAAGGATTCAACTCATTTATCTGGACGGAGCGTCGTTCTGCCTGGGGCGATTTTGAGATCAAGATCCCCTCGAGCAAAGCGGTCAAGAAGCTGCTGGCCCCAGGCACATGGATCGGTATGAAAGGTTCATATCGCACCATGACAGTCGAGACGATCACTGAATCTGTCGACAGCGCCGGCGTCAATATGCTGGATATCGTCGGGCGTTCGATCGAAGCTTGGCTGGATGATCGTGTTGCAATGCCGGCTTTTGACGATCTCACTCTGACTCCTACGTGGAACATGACGGACACGGCCGCGAACATCATGCGAGCGATATTTACCGCGGTTTGCGTCACAGGGGCCCTTAGCGCGAATGACACGATTCCGTTCTACACGGCTGGAACGCTGCTTCCAACAGGAGGCATCATCGAGTCGACGGATGAGATCCCGATATCTCTGCAGCCGGCATCGCTTTATGCTTCATTGAAACTGGTCGCGGAAACATATAATCTGGGTTTCCGGCTCGTGCGAGACGGTGACAATTCGGCGATTTACTTCGAGGTGTACACCGGTGACGACAGGACCAGCGACCAGAACGCGCTTCCCGCTGTCATATTCAGCCCCGGGCTAGACAATCTGTCGAACACCAATCAGCTGACTTCTATCGCGTTGGTGAAGACCGTAGCATATGTCTTTTCCCAGTTCGGGACCGCAGTGGTGTATGCGCCAGGCGCAAGTGCTGATGATTCTGGGTCGGCTCGACGAGTTTTGTTCGTAGATGCTTCGAATATCGGATTGGCTCCTGGACCAGATCTCGATGCGGCCCTGAATCAGCGAGGCCAGCAGGCGCTAGCTCAGCAGAAAAAGGTCTACACCTTCGACGGTCAGGTTTCACAGATCGACGGTTACGTCTATGGTGTCGATTACAATCTCGGCGACCAGGTCGAAGAACGCGATCTTTCCGGTTTCGGTAGCGTGCTTATCGTTACCGAGCAGATCTTCATATCAGACGAAGCCGGCGAACGCTCATATCCGACGCTAACCGTCGGCGAAGTCATCGTCCCCGGTTCTTGGCGTGCGGTATCTCCGGGTACCGAGCGTTGGGAGGACGAAGGCACTGTCACATGGGGTACGTACACGTAAGGAGGAACCATGCCTGTAGGAGATGACGCAGCTGCTGCGGGATATCCGCTCGTATCTGACGCGGACTTGGTCCGTCTCGGTGACGTCGAGATCAACCGAACCCGAGACTTCGTAGCGCAGGTGAAAGCTCTAGTTCTCGGCGTGTGGCCGATCAACCGAGGCGGTACTGGCGCTACGAGTGCGTTGGGTGCTAGGACGAACCTCGGCATATCTTACGGGACCGCTGCCGCTTCTGATGCTGTCGGCGGAGCTGTGGATGGAAACATTTACTTCAGGATCGTCTGATGCCCACCACTAGCAATAGCAAGACTGTGGGTGATGGTGACGGCGACATTCAGATCATCATCACCCAGGTCTCGCAGAGTCCCGTTAACAATACCTCGCAGGTTAATGTCAAGGGCTGGATTCACAATAATGCGACCGGCACCGTCTCACACACAGCGAACGATATCAACGGCTTCATTCGCGGTGAGGCTAGCTGGGTCAGCACTTTCGGGTTCTCGATTCCTGCCGGCGGGGCATTCAAGTTTATCGATCACACGTTCACAGTAGACCACAATTCCGACGGTACGAAGTCTGTTAACTTCACAGTAGGTTACACAGATACACACACTCTGACCTTCGGGGCAGGTTGGACGATATCCGCCACGCTGGTTCTCGACAAAATCGTACAGCCTCCGGCGGCGCCCACGATCACGGGGTTCACGGGTGGTACATCCACTCAGGTAACTGTAAACTGGGTACCAGCTTTCTTCCTTACCGACGGTCCGACAGCATATAGAGTCGTCGTTCAGCAATTCACAACTCTCGCTGTTCAGCCAGCACCAGTAACGTACAATGTCGGTAACGTTGTCCTACTAACTGTCACCGGGCTCGCGCCAGGAAGTTCATATATCTTCCAGGTGTTTGCAAAGAACGCATCCCTGATTAACGGCGGCTGGTCAAAAGGTTCTGCGGAAGCGATTTATGGTCCGCTCCCAAAGATTCATATTCGCATAGGCGGAGTCTGGCGGGACGCGACTCCCTACATTCGCGATGGCGGATCGTGGCGGTTGGCTATCCCTTTCATCCGGGTGTTTGATCCGGCCAGCTTCGTACCGAACACACATGGCTGGAAACAGTGTAATTAAGAAATGAGAGGACAGTTGAAGTGGCTTCGAACCACAGGGCTGGTTATCAGGGACATCGCAATGATGAGCTTTGGTGGCTGGATAATCTGGAAGCAGGTATACACACCAAGCCCGAACGGATACCTGATAGCCCTGGGGTTCGCACTCATGTATCCGCCTGGTCGATCGGCTCTATTGTCGGTTTTGTCTGGGCTTGCTTCATTCTCGCCGCCATCTGCATCGCAATCGGTGGAGCGCTCGGACTCGCGCTCACATCTATCGGTGGTAGCGGCTGAGGAAGAAAAACAAATCGGAGGAAGTATATGACATTTACACCCAAGGTCCATTCGGCCTTGAAGAACCTGGCAATGATCTGGCTGCCGGCTCTTGCTACGCTCTACGGTTCGGTGTCTGCGGTGGTCGGTCTGCCCAAAGCAGCCGCCGTTATCGGGGTAATCGTCGCACTTGACACGTTCCTCGGGATGATGCTCGGCGTTGCAGTTCCGCCGGCACATGGCAACCTAGTCGTGGACAAGAGCGACCCATCGAAGGACGTCTATCGCTTCGAGCTCGGTACAGCCATCGAAGAGCTTGAGAAGCTCGGGACCTTCGTCGTCAGGGTGGTGCACTCGGTGCCCGAGACGCCTGTGGTGACTAAGTCGTGATCGATCCTCAGCCGGGAGACTTCGCGGTTGTCCGGATGGGTGGTTCAACGGGGAAGCTTATTCATCTCGGTCAGGTACTCAATGGCGATGGCTTCGCCGATTACGAGCATGCGTTCGTGTATATCGGCGATGGTCTTGTCGTCGAGGCGGAGCCAGGCGGAGCGAAGAAGCGCCACAACCACTACATGGAAGACACTTTGCTGTGGTCTACCCGGGTGATTGAGCTGAGTGGCGAGCAGCGAGAAAAGATCGTGAACGCGGCTATCGGTTATGTCGGTGTAGGCTACAGCGCGATGGACTACTTCGCTCTCGTCGCACATCGGTTCAACCTGCCACTGCCCGGTCTTCGGCGGTACGTCGAGACATCAAAGCACATGATCTGCAGTCAACTGGTGGACCAGTGTTACCGCGATGCCGGCGTGCAGCTGTTCAAGGACGAGCGCTGGCCTGGTTACGTCACCCCGGGAGCTCTCGCTGACCGTGTTCTCGGTCTAGGGTTTTGATCCCGGAACCGGTGCCGAAGCATTTTCGTGACCGGTACGTCCAAGCTAGCATAGATTTTCACTGGCTGGCAGAAATGGGACGACTCGATGAAGCTGCTGAGGCACTAGCAGATCTACGATCTCGCACGGAAAACATGGCGTCTAATGAGAGCTAGACGAAAGGACGCACGTGTTTACTATCCCATTCAAGAAGGATGTTGAGCCGAGCGATATCGAGGAAGCGATCGCCGACGCTGTCAGAGAACTGAGAAATCTCGACCTGGCGGACGAGAAATATGCCGCAGCCGTGGCGAATCTGAAGATCCTGATGGAAGTGTATGCCATCGACGAAGAAGTCGACAAACGCTTCAAGCCAACAGGAGACCAGATCGTCGCGGTCGCAGGCAGCCTCGCCGCGGTCCTGATGATCATGTCCTTCGAGAAGACGCACGTGATCGCCACCAAGGCGCTGACCTTCATTCCGAAGTTCAAGATATAACCGTAACACCTGAGTACGCCTCAAACTGGGGCCTCGTGTGAGCTGAAAGAAAAATGCTTACACGGGGTCTCAGTTTCAGCAAGCCATATCAAAATTTTCCCGGGGGGATATTTTCAGACAAGGTCGCGTGATAAACACGGACTATAATGAAGACCAACTATTGATTGGAGTAGTCATGCAGGTTATGGAGACCGTCGCACAGAAGACCTACAAGATCAGGAAGCACGTCGCAACCCACAAGGCTGCGTATGTCGCAGGAGCCGTCGCCGTCGCCGCGATCGCCTTGCAACAGCGCAACATTCGTGAGTTCAACGCCTTCCTGGACGAGAAGGGCATCGACCGTGACGAGTACTACTGCCCCGAATACTACGAAGAGAAGCAGGCCATCAAAGAACAACTGATCGAAGAGATCAAGACCAACTATTAACCTACGGGCCCCACAAGGGGTCTAAGGTTTCCTACCTCGCATAAAAAACAAGGCGTATAATGAGAGGAGAGTCGGTTGGAGAACGACCTGAGACCCGTACCCCGCTTGGAAACGAGCGCAATAACGACGGGAACTTCTCATTACATTTTAGCGAAACTGGAGGGGATCATGAAAGAGAAAATCGTCGCCGTTAAGAATCACGTCGTCGAGCATAAGGCCGCCTATATTTCAGGGGCTATTTGTTTCGTTGCCGGAGCCGCTGGTGCTACTGTTGTCCTGGCCAACGGAATCGTACTAATCGACGCGTTCAATCCGCAGATTCTTAGTTATAAACCCATCCATACGCACGTCTCGGAGACAACAGTAATTAATCCGATACGAGGCCATCGGGGGAATAAGATCTACTGCGATCAAACCGGCATCACATATCCGAGTCAGAATGTCGCAGCTGCAGAATTGGGGCTTAAAGCCTCTAATCTTTCGTCTCATCTGCATGGAAAAAACGCACATGTCGGAGGTTATACTTTCGCGAACCTCGGCGAGAACGTGTAACTCGCGGCATTTACAAGGAGTATAATGAAGAGATGTACTCCAAACGGAAACCCTGTTAAGGGATTCGGACGAGACGGCCTGTTAGGCTATTGGATCCCGACGGCCTGTTAGGCTATCGGTCGCGGACTACATCTCTCAATGAGATCAGAGAGCTTGGGCCCCCTTGTATGAGGAGACCTGCATGGCCCCCTTGTATGAGGAGACCGTCTCAGCCCCCTTGTATGAGGAGACTGACAAGTTCTTTGGTTTTCTGATTTTCGCATCAAAAACATAGAGTATAACGAGAGTAACCCATCGGGCGGGACATTGCGTCAGCCGGACGAGGCGAGACATTGCGTCAGCCGGATCTCTACGAGACATTGCGTCAGTAGATCGACGGGATTATTCTAATGAGAGATTACCTACAAACGGACGAGTCTATTGACAGTCGGACGAGACGAGTCTATTGACAGTCGGATCCCAACGAGCCTTTTGGCAGTTGGTCGCGTAGATAATTTTTTATAATGAAACCGCTTATAGTGCAAAAAGAGCCTTGTGCCTACACTTACTGTGCAAAAAGTGCTACGTGCCTACACATCTCCAGAGCAAAAAGTGCTACGTGCCTACTCGAGGAGTAAGCGGGAAAAACAAAACACATAATGAGAGAATATCTATAAACGGATGGGTTAATGGCTCATCGGACGAGATGGATTAATGGTCCGTCAGATCTCCCTGGATTAATGGTCCACGGATCGCGTAGATAGTTTTTCATAATGAAGCCGTATGTTTACGATAGTCCCTTTAGGGATCGTCGATCACTCCTTTAGGAGAGTTAATAAACATACGGCTTCATTAATTTCTCCCACGGAGGACTAATTCGCATAAAAAACAAGGCGTATAATGAGAGGAGAGGGAAACCGCTACGACAAGCTTCGATTGCTGTCACCGAGAGGTCAGGGGAGTAGCCATCGTAAGATGCTCGTCCTCTTATGTTTCCCTCGCGTAGAAAACATGGGCTATAATGAAGACCCATTGATGAAAGGAAATGACTAATGGAGCCCACCGACATCGTCAACGACGTCAAGGTCAACACCAACAAGAAGCGCATGATCGCTGCCACCGGAGCCGGTGTGCTCGTGACTGTGGTTCTCGGAGTGTTGTCCAACGTCGTCATCGACAAGGCAAGCACCGAGGTCCGTAACCGGATCAACAAGGTCGAAAGCAACTAACAAACATCGCCATATTCTGGCGAGCGTGAGGCCGTCTAACAAGCGGTCTCATGTTTCCTAATCGGGGAAAGATGAACGACAAAGTCGAAGAAGTTAAGGCGCACATTCGAACGCATCGGCAGAAGTATATATTTGCTGGTTCGTGCGTTCTGTCTGCGGCAGCCGGGGCCGGGGCCATGAAGGTTCTCGGCGCAGAGCAGATCGCTATCGTGGACTCGATCAAGCTGACTTTGCTCAGCTGGAAGTCGCCCACAACAAACACGATCACGCAACTTCTGGTTCGTCGCGGTCATCCAGGAAATGTCGTCCAATGTCTGGAAACCGGGGAAGTCTTCGCGAGTCAGAACGCGGCTGCCGTATCCATGGGACTAAATCCCGGCGAAGTGTCGAAGCAAGTCCGCGGACTTATCCCTGACGTCCGAGGGCATACATTCATGATGCTGGGAGAAGCTATCGCTCCTTCGCAGAATTTACAAGGCTTATAATGAGAGCCATATCTTCGGGCCGTCATTGCGACGACCAGACGAAGCCGTCATTGCGACGACTGGATCCCAGCAATCATTGCGATAGCTGGTCGAAGATATGGCTCTCATTATCTTTTAAGGAGGACTCATGACTCATCGATGGACGCATATTCTCGTCCGCACAATTAAGGAAAATTCCCCGGAACTCCTGACCGGTGCGGCAATCGCCGGAGTCGTCGCCACAGTCGTGCTCGCTGTCAAGGCCACGCCGAAAGCCCTGGAGGAGAGGGCTGAAGCACGCGACCAGAAGATCATGATGACTCCGATGGCGACGGCGGAGGACGTCGAAGAAAAGATTCAGCTTACGGTGCGCGAGACCGTTAAGGCTACCTGGCGCTGCTATGTTCCGGCAACTGTTGCCGGAGTCGCCACAATCTCGTGTATCGTCGGCGCCAATGCGATCGGGGCACGGCGCTATATCGGTGCACTCGGCGCATATACGCTCGTGGACCGTGCGTTCAACGAGTACAAAGACAAGGTCATCGAGACGATCGGCGAGAACAAGGAACGGAAGGTCGTCGAGTCGATCCATGAAGACCGCATCAAGAACGACCCGCCGTCCGGCGATGTGCTTATCCTGGGCGGAGGTGAGGTCCTATGTTATGACGTCCTCGGCGGACGATATTTCAAGTCCGACGCCGAATCGATCCGCCGGGCATTCAACGACGTCGACGCACTGGTCCTCTCTGATCCTTACAACGGCGCTTCGCTCAATGAGCTCTACCGAGCTCTTGGACTGGAGTCGACGACTCTCGGCGCTGAGCTGGGATGGAATATCGACAACAGGCCGGAAGCTGTCTTCAGCAGTCACCTCTCGGAATGCAACATCCCGTGTCTGGCAGTTGGCCACAAGCGACTCCCAGTCGCCGGATACGACAAGCTATAATAGCGCTAGCTGGGTTCGGCGGATATTTCCGCGACTCGGCACGTTCCTCTTCTGGCGGCTTCTGCCGTACCTTATCGCTTCGTTTGCGCTGGTCTCGTACAAGCGCATATCTGTGGCGAAGAAGCCCCGGAAGGAAGCGATGTCGATAGGGAAGCAGTTCGCTGAATTCGCAAGCACCATGATGAGCAGCCCCGAGACTCAAGCCACGAGTCAAGCCGAACCTCCACCGGTCGGCACGGGGTGACGCCAGAGCCCCGGGAAAAGGGAGCCATACCTCTGATCCCGGGGCTCTGGTATTTTCATCGGTCAAGATAAGGAGGGATTAGTGACCGTTCCGCCGCAAGTAATATCGTATAACGAAAAGACGGGGAAGTTTGACGACGTGAATCTTGCGCCAGGAGAAGTTCCGCCGGCTACTCCGCCAATGCGGTCGGCCCCTTCGTCAGATGAGTTCTTTGTCTGGGCGAAGCAGGTCGTCTGCGACAACTACAACACCCACCGCAATGCGACCAAGCGACCGGCGCTTGAGCCGCGGATGATCAATCTGCTATGGTATTCGATGGTCTCAGGTGTATGGCGATGCCAACTGACGTCGCCCACGCTCGACGGCCTCATATTCGAGGTGACATACTTCCAGGCCAGGAGTGTCACGCGGCTCGAAGTGTACAAGAAGCTCAACAACGTAAACATCCATCACTAGGTGACGACGTGGAATTCAATATCGAGATCGACGGGACTATCACTGATCCAGATGCTCATATTCTGAACAACACAAGTATCAGTAGGGCGCTTAAGGCCTGGTTCAGGTCGATCGACATGAACGTCACCGACATCAGGATCACGAAGGAAAACAGTGCTAAAGAAAGTAATTGAGTACGAGGGTTTCGACGGCATGGAGACTGAGGATGCATATTTCCACCTCGGCGCCAGCAAGCTCATCGAGATGGAGACCGGCGTCGAAGGAGGTATCAGCGGTAGGCTCGAGGAGATCTCCAAGTCAGGCGACGGCGGGAAGATCATCACCGAGTTCAAGAAGATCGTCCTGGAGAGCTACGGCCAGCGAGACGGCAACCGATTCGTCCAGACGCCGGAGCTAGCCGCTGAGTTCGGCCGCAGCCTCGCTTTCGACGCCCTTCTTCTCGAGCTCGTGACCGATCCGACCAAGGCGGCCGAGTTCGTCAACGGGATCATGCCGAAGGAACTCGCGAAGATCGCCGGCGAGACCACGCTCGAGCTTCCGGAGGCCGAAGACAGCCGACCGGCATGGGAGAAAGAGGATCGTGCTCCCACTCACGCCGAGGTCAAGACGATGACGGAGGAACAGCTCAAGAAGGCCTTCCGCGAGAAGGCTGCCAGTAAGTAACACTTCCTGAGGGGGACTTGCGCAGCGCCCGCCGTCGCTCGGTCTTAAATGACAGCAAAGCCATCGTGCCCTCCCAACCCTTAGAAATCCCCCGGGAAGACACGATTCATGCGCCCCTCATTATCCTTAGGGAAGGATTATGGCAGAACCAGAGCAGCACAGCATGGTGGTTGATGACGGAGGCTTGCGGGAGAAGAGAGTTCCCGTTAATTATCCGGCCAACTCCAAGAAGTCCAAGACGGAGCCGGCGACGACGGATCGGCCGAAGCAAGAGAAGATTATCGAGGGCGCCGTAACTCGACGGAAGAGCGGCGGCTTCTTCGGAAAAGTCGGCCTAACCAGCGAGACGTCCAGCAGTGTCGGCCAGTTCATCCTGATGGAAGTTCTGGTTCCCGCGGCGAAGAACATGGCGTTCGATGCTATCAGCGCGATCACCGACTCCATCAGCGCCGGCGTCGAGCATTCACTGTTCGGTACGTCTCGGCGCAGTAGAGGTGGTTCAGTACGACCGGGAGGCCAGAACTACACCTCATATTCCAGGCCGTCAGTCCCGGTAAGAGGAGCTGCCGACAACGTAAGGACGATCAGCCCACGAGCCAGGTCGAGGCATAGCTTCGATGAGGTCGTATTCGCAGACCGTGGTGAGGCCGAGGAAGTTCTCGGACGCCTGAGGGATGTTATCCGCGAGTTCGGTACGGCTTCGGTCGGCGATCTCTATGACCTTATCGGTGCGACGGGCAACTTCACCGACAATGCGTGGGGATGGACCGATCTCAGGGATGCTCGCACTCGTCAGGTTCGCCAGGGATACCTGCTGGTTCTGCCCTCGACTGAACAGATCGATTAGCATGGTTAAGACACTCCGAGCCTTGACGCTTTGGGATCTCGTCGAGCTTATGATAACGGCTCAATGGGTCCGAGAGTACCAGGCTATATTCGCGGATCTATGACATGATCCCCGTATTCAGAACACTGACATGGCGAGACTATCTCAGCCTGGCAGGTTTGATCGCCCTGCTAACTATGCTCGAGCTACTTCTCGTGACATGTCTGTAGAACAGATGCGTGTATGGCTCATCGCTCTATATCCTAGGAGTCAGCGATGGGCCGCACGCGTAAAGAAGATGAGTGAAGCGCAGGTAATTGCTGTATATCTGCGCAATATCAGCAAATACTAGACGGAGGAAGACGTGACGTTTCAGTCCGTAAGCACCAGGCTACTCGCTCAGGGCGAGATGATAGCCAAGAGGCATGGTCCGACCATACTCACCGGCGCCGGAATTATCGGCGGAGTTGTCACTACCGTGCTGGTCGCAAGGGCCGCAGTCAAGGCTCAGCCGACAGTCCAGGTCACCAGGGAGCAGACCCAGGAGATCATGACCAAGGAGCTCGACGAGAATTACACCAAGAAGGATCGTTCGAGCGAACTCGGTAAGGTCTACATCACCGCAACGCAGAACATGCTGCGGATCTACTGGCCGGCCGTCACTATCGGTGTGGCTTCGATCGCTTGCGTTCTGACGGCACACGGCATGATGCGCAAGAACTACACAGCGCTCGCCGCCGCTTACACCGCGCTGGACGCAGGCTTCAAGGCCTACCGCAAGAGGGTCGAAGATGAATTCGGCCGTGAGAAGGAGATGGAGATCTACACCGGCAGGCGCACGGTCGAGAGTGTAGACGAAGATGGCAAGCCGTGCGTGATCAACGAGAAGTACGACGGTATATTTCCGTCAGTCTACGGCCGGTTCTTCGACGCAACGTCTCCCAGTTGGGAGAAGAACGCCGAATACAACAAGATCTTCCTTCACGCCCAGCAGATGTGGGCGAATGACCGGCTGAGGTCCCGCGGCCACCTGTTCCTGAATGAGGTTTACGAGGCGCTCGGTCTCGAGTGGTCTCAGGCAGGTCAGCACGTGGGCTGGAAGCTCGACGGCGACGGCGATGGCTTTGTCGATTTCGGTATCTACGAGATCGGTGACGAAAGCAGTCGTTCATTCGTCAACGGAGTCGAGCCAGTTATATTCCTCGATTTCAACGTCGACGGACCGATAAGGATCTCGTAGACATGAAAGGGATACTCAATGCTGTCAACGCTCGTCACATTCCTCCCGCTGCCGCTCTTTGTGGCGTTGTGGGTGCTCTCGCTATTGGTGGTGGCGTCGGCTATTTCCTTGGCCGTCGTCGAGCCGAAGCAAACGTGGAAGACCGTGTTGCGAACGAAGTACGTGCTGTCGCGGAGCATTACAAGGCTCGGGAGCGTAAGCGTACCCAGTCGGAAGAGTTTGCTGGCCAGCTCTTCCATGGTCCGAAAGCTGTCGGTCGCGGTGGTTCATGGGCGGGTCTCGTCAGGGGCACCATCGGGACCAAGGAAGAGTACGCTGCTCGCCGATCGGGACCAAGCCCAGAAGACATCGCAGCAGTTGGTGAAGTCATCAACATCACCGACATCGCTGGTGTCCGAGACCCGGCCGCAGCTGATACTGCCGAAGGCGAACCAGCCGACATCGAGTTCAAGGAAGACGACGAGCTCGATGAGCCAGATCTCGATAGCGGTCCACCCGTACGGACGCCTGCCTCGAAGCCATACGTCATAACGGCAGATCAGTTCTTCGAGGAAGATGAAGAGCTGAATCACCGGAAGATCGAGATCAGCTACTGGGCCGAGGACGGCATCCTTGCCGACGATGCGGACGAAGTTATCCGGGACGTCAACTCGATCGTCGGTTCGAATCTCAAGCAGCTGTTCAAGGACAACGAGGGTTCGCACGATCCGGCTATCGTCTATATTCGCAACGAGCGTCTCGAGAGCGACTTCTCGATTCGAAAGGACGATCGGTCATATCTCGAGGTGGTCGTTGGCGTCTCCTACGGTAACCCGGACGCGGGTCGTCACAACAGCCTTCCCGCAAAGAAGGCCGGCCGGACCGTTCGTCAAGGTAGTCGGTGAGCGGCGAGTCCCTGGATGAGCTGTATTTCCGCTGGCGATACGACCGGGTCAGGCTAGTTCAGGATCCGGATTCAGCTGAATCGTATGTGGCCCTGTGCGAAGTTCTAGACGACATCATATTCGTGTGGGTCGTACCGAACGACGACAACAGGGCCGCAGACGGCGTGGAGATCCGCAGGGATTTCCTTCTGGAAAAAGACCTCGACGAAGAACACTACGATCAGTGGATGGCCGAACCGCCTTCAGTGTTCGAAGTGCTGGTGGGGCTTGTCCAGCGTGCCAACTATATCGCCGAACTAGGCGAGGTCGCGTGGTTTGAGATGTTCCTTATGAACCTGGATCTCATCGAGTATTCAGACAAGGGATATCTGGACTCGGACAAGCACACCATAGCCCAAATCGTTGGCGATTTCATCGACAGGGAATACAGGGCGGACGGGAAAGGCGGCATATTCCCGCTCCAGCACCCAATGCAAGACCAGCGCAAGATAGAGCTCTGGTATCAAATGGCCGCATACATCAACGAAAACGGACTATGCTAGAAGGGAGGATTGCATGGATTTCTATCAGATCTTGGAACGTCAGACGAAACAAGGGCTTGAAATCTGCCCCGACTGGCTCGTCAGGCGATCGACGGATCTGATGGTTCGCGGTCGTTCCTTCTACGCAGTGTGGGACGAAGAGGCCGGATTGTGGTGTACCGACGAATATGCAGTGCAGCGACTTGTCGACATCGAACTCCGTAAGTATGCCGATAAAAGTATGGCTGAAGCTGACGGACCGGTGTACATTCGGCCTCTGGGTAGCTACGGGAGTAAAGCTTGGATCGACTTCCGTAGCTATCTGAACCATATTTCAGACTCGTCTGTCCAACTGGACGAGAAGCTCACGTTCGCCAACACGAAGGTGAACAAGGGAGACTATGTATCCCGACGACTACCCTACGCTCTTGAGGCTGGGGATATCAGTGCCTACGACGAGCTCATGTCCACGCTATATTCTCCTGACGAACGGGAGAAACTCGAGTGGGCTGTGGGTTCAATCGTTGCCGGCGACGCCCGAAACATCCAGAAGTTCTTCGTCCTCTACGGAGAAGCAGGAACCGGCAAGTCGACCTGGCTGAATATTCTTCAGCAACTGTTCGATGGATACTACACCACCTTCGAGGCAAAGGCGCTAACCGGTAATGGTAACGCTTTCTCGACTGAGGTATTCAGGACAAACCCGCTCGTAGCAATCCAGCACGACGGTGACCTGAGCAAGATCGAGGATAACACCAAACTAAACTCGATCATATCTCACGAACAGATGGTGATGAACGAGAAGTACAAGGCGTCCTATACGGCTCGCTGTAACGCGATGCTGTTCATGGGAACTAACCGTCCCGTAAGGATCACTGATGCAAAATCGGGAATCATCAGACGACTCGTCGACGTCCACCCCACGGGTGATACAGTTCCTGCAGCTCGATATGGTGTACTTGTCAGCCAAATCAGCTTTGAGCTGGGAGCAATCGCAAATCACTGTCTCGAAGTCTACCGGCACCTAGGCAAGAACTACTACTCTGGTTATCGTCCCATCGAGATGATGGTGCAGACCGATACCTTCTACAACTTCGTCAGCACATATTACGACGTCTTCAGAGAGCAAAACGGAACATCGCTAACGCAGGCTTATGAGCTTTATAAGCAGTTCTGCGAAGAGTCGATGCTCGAGTTCAAGATGCCAAGACACCGATTCGCCGCTGAACTCCGGAACTATTTCGATGAGTTCCGTGAGCGGCAGAAGATCGGGAATGCTGATGTAAGAAACTGGTACGAAGGTTTCAAGACGGAGAAGTTTAAGTCCGTCGCTCGTGTCGAGGAACACCAGCTCGCTATGGTACTCGACCAGGATCAGTCCATATTCGACACCATCTGTGCAGACCAGCCAGCTCAGTATGCCAGCGGGAATGAAACTCCGCTGAAGCGCTGGGCTGACGTGACGACCACGTTGGCCGATATCGACACAAGTCAGCTGCATTACGTCAAGCCAGGCGAGCAGCTGATTGTCATCGACTTTGACATCAAGGACGATGAAGGCAACAAATCCTTGGAACGGAACCTCGAAGCCGCAAGCAAGTGGCCGCCTACTTATGCTGAGTACAGTAAGGGTGGTAGTGGCATTCACCTGCATTATTACTATGAGGGCGACGTCGCCGATCTTAGCAGGGTCTATGACGAGGGAATTGAAGTAAAGGTCTTTACTGGCGATTCATCACTACGCCGGCGGCTGACCAGATGCAACAATATCCCGATCGCAATCATTAGCAGTGGTCTTCCGCTCAAGGAGAAGAAGTTGCTCGATGTCGAGACGATCAAGAGCGAGAAAGCACTTCGTGCGCTCATCTTGAGGAATCTGCACAAGGAAATACATCCAGGAACCAAACCGAGTATCCAGTTCATTCACAAGATCCTCGAGGATGCTTACGCATCGGGCATGGCTTACAACGTGACCGATATGCGGCAGCAGATTCTCGTATTCGCTCTCGGATCGTCGAACAACTCGATGTACTGCGTCAAGATGGTGCAGAACATGAGGTTCGCGTCCGAGGTCGAGTCGGAAGCACCGCCGGAGAATAAAGAGGATCGACTCGTCTTCTTCGATGTGGAAGTGTTCCCGAACCTGTTCGTGGTGTGCTGGAAAATCGCCGGCAGCGACAATGTCGTCAAGATGCTGAATCCTAGTTCTCAGGATATCGAGCAGCTCTGCCGAATGAAGCTAGTCGGATTCAACAACCGTCGGTACGACAACCATATTCTCTATGGTCGCATTATGGGGTATAACAATCTGCAGTTGTTCAACCTCAGTCAGCGCATCATCGACGGCGAGCAAGGATCTATGTTCGGTCAGGCTTACAATCTGTCGTACGCGGATATTTACGATTTCAGCTCAAAGAAGCAAGGGCTGAAGCGGTTCCAGATAGAGCTAGGACTGCGTCACAAGGAACTCGGCCTGCCATGGGACGAGCCTGTCGCACCCGAACTCTGGGAACAAGTCCTCGAATACTGCGCTAATGACGTAGTAACGACAGAAGCCGTCTTCGATAGTCGTCTAGGAGATTTCGTCGCCAGGCAGATTCTGGCAGATCTCAGCGGCTTGACGGTGAACGACACGACGCAGAAGCACACAGCCCGGATCATATTCGGCGAAGAGCGTCATCCGCAGGATCAGTTCGTGTACACGGACCTGAGCAAGGAGTTTCCGGGATACGCATACTCCTTCGGGAAGAGCGAGTATCGCGGAGAAGTCGTCGGGGAAGGCGGATATGTTTACGCAGAACCCGGAATGTACACGAGTGTCGCCGTGCTCGACGTGGCGTCAATGCATCCAACGTCCATCGAGGTGCTGGATCTATTCGGCCCTTATACTGGCAATTTCGGAGCACTCAAGGCCGCGCGTCTTGCCATCAAACATCGTGATTACGATACAGCAAGATCGCTGCTCAACGGTAAACTCGCACCTTACCTCAGTTCAGATGATGACAGTAAAGCGCTCTCTAATGCGCTAAAGATCGTCATCAACATCGTCTACGGACTCACTTCAGCAAGCTTCGACAACCCATTCCGGGACCAGCGTAACGTAGACAACATCGTAGCCAAGCGTGGCGCGTTGTTCATGATCGATCTCAAGGCAGCAGTGCAGGAACAGGGGTTCCAGGTCGTTCATATTAAGACCGACTCCATCAAGATTCCCAACGCCACTCCTGAGATCATCGAGTTCGTTATGAACTTCGGGTCGAAGTATGGTTACACATTCGAGCACGAGGTCACGTACGAGAAGTTCTGCCTCGTGAACGATGCCGTGTATATCGCCAAGACCGAGGACGGCAGGTGGCACGCTACAGGCGCTCAGTTCGCCGAGCCGTACGTCTTCAAAGCCCTCTTCAGCAAGGAGCATATCGGGTTCGATGACCTCGTCCAGGTCAAGACGGTCACAACCGCCCTATATCTCGACTTCGGAACCGGGGAGCCGCATTTCGTGGGTCGAGCGGGAGCCTTTGTTCCTGTCCGGGAAGGGACGGGAGGTGGAGTACTACTACGTGGCAAAGAAGGAATGTTCCACTCCGCTACCGGAGCCAAGGGATATTTCTGGCGAGAAGCCGAGCACGTGAGAGAGCTCGACCTCGTGGCAGACGTCGACATGTCGTACTACAACAAGCTAACAGACGCAGCCGTCGAAACCGTCTCCAAGTTCGGGGACTTCGAATGGTTCACTAGTTAGGAGGGAACGTGAAGAGTTCGATAGAAGGTCTTCAGCCGCCCGAAGACATGCCAATCTGGGTTCATCTAGCGTTCGCCGAGATGGTCCCGAAGACATATTCCTACGACAATGGCTGTTCTCGGCGTCCTGAAGAAGCGGTGGTGACGGGTTTCACTCGACTCCATCCGGATACTGTCTGGGTCTATTACTACATGGACTGGCCTTACGGAGAACGCGTGTTCTATGCATGGCCTGCGGACAAATGGGAGTGCTGAACAACATGACAGACGCCGTTCCAGGTCCCAAATGCACACGAGTCACGATCATGATGGTAATGTCTGACGGAAGCAGCTCGGTAATCGATATCCGAGAACCGAGATCGGAACCGTCAACCATACTCGAGACCGACCCCGATGAGTCGGAGCATCTTTTCAACTACTCGAGTACGATGGCGGTCACCCATCGTAGAAACGGATACAAGTTCCACCTGGACGTAGTTCTGGGAGATGCCGGGGCTATCGTGACGACATCGCCTCTGTTCAGCGCGATCGAGGAGCGTGACGAACTAAGTGGCTAAAGAGCTACTGCGGGCAAAGCATCGTCTTCAGCGCCTGAGAGAAGGCTACTGGCAATTCGGTTGTGCTGGTCTCCACATCGGGACCGGCACGGCCGACTGTCCGTACGAACAGCATCATCACCACGACGAGTTCTGCGAATATCCCACGAAGGAAGAACTCAGGCACGCCGGGATCGATCCGAAAGTGTTCAGGGCGAGAAGTCGCCACAGGTAAGAATCGGAGGAAATATGACAATCAGTGCAGAAGCGCCTCTGGTCGGCCTTACGGGGTCGCAGGAAGGCGAACCGCCGGGGGACAAGATGACCATGATCACCCGCGCCGTGACTGCGCAGTATGAACGGATCGGAACGGCTCTCATCGAGAACGCCGGCAAGATCGAGTTCATGCAGACTCAGTTCAAGCTGCTCGGACTCGAGATCGCCAGCCTCGAATCAGCGAACAAACTGCTGGCAGCCGAGCTCAAGCTCGCTATGAAGGACTTCGATCTCGCGGCACTGGAGCTGCGGATCGCTACACGTCAGAGGAAAATGGAGGAAAAGAAGTGAGCGAAGACATCAAGGAAGTCGACCAGGAAGCCGAGGACTTCGTCGCCGCGCTTAAGGGTGAGGACGAAGGCAACGTGGTGGTCGAACGGCCCGGCGAGAAGGAAATCCTCGACCGGATCGAGGAGATGGAGAAGCGTCGCACTGGTGCTCAGCCGGCACTGATGCCCGGCAGTGGGACCGGAGTTGCGAGGGGATATACTGCGGTAGGCGGCAATGGCATGCTTCACGTCAGCACCCACGCCTCGCCGACGATGCTCGCTGACTTCGCCAGGGCGCAGGGTCGATACATCGAGGAGATGACCGCGTTCCTACGTAACGGCACCGGCGCGTCGGCCACAGCCTACCTGGAGATGCTCAGCCGCTACTCGCACGAGCAGGGCAACTTCATCCGCGCTCAGGCCGAACTCCTCCGAAGCTTGGGTATCCTCTGATGCGAACTAGTCGGTATACCTACGTGGAGATCGCGATGGTAGTTCATGAGTCAAATCGGATACTCCAGCTTATTCAGGGTGATCCGGCACCGTCGCAGTCCTGGTTCTCCGAAACCGACCACGTTAGGGCGTCGGCTCTGGATGGTGTTTTTGCGGCGATGCATGGCACCACTCCCGAGAAACTTCACGAATCCTGGTGTGAATTTAAACGTCGGGATGGATGGGTCTATGGAGAGACGAAAGATCCAGCCAAAAAGACGCATCCTTGTCTGGTCCCTTACGCCGCTCTTCCTCAGTCACAGCGAGACAAGGACGTATTGTTCCAGGCAATCGTCAACGCGCTAACGACGGAGGAAACTGATGTCTGAGCCATATCTTCCGGGAAGCATGGTGGCGTCGGTCAACCGGTACCAGTATCAGGAGGTCGCCAGGGCGATCGTCTACGACTACGTCAAGCCGAGGCTCGAGAAGACGGATATTCACGTCACGTTCGGGTTCGATGAGGTATATGTCGTCTGGTGGGCGAAGACGCTGCAGAACTGGAAAGCGCTCGTCAATACCACGCTTCCGGACGGCATGTACTACGAGGTTACCTACAACGGCGACACCGGCGAGGCATATCTCGACGCGTACAAGAAGTTCGAGAACGTCGCCGTCGTCGTGACGAAGAACGATATCTAGCGATGGCGACCCACGAAGAGCGTGAAGTACTGAAGTACAGGGTAATTATCGCGCTCATGAATACGGGCCTAACACACGACCAGGCTCAGGCTGCTGTTCTAGCCGTTGAGAGTCAGGCCATCGGATTCAAGGAGATTAATTAATGCCACATTCACGTGCAACACGACCGGGGAACGTAAGCAGAAGCGGCACTAGCGAGCTCCGAGACCTAGTCTTCGAGGATGCCCGGCTGCTGTTCAAGAACTTCAGCGGTAAGGCCGGCCGGTTCAACGCCGAGGGAGAACGTAACTTCAACCTGGTGCTGGATCCAGATGTGGGAGAGTCCATGCTGGCCGTCGGCTGGAACGTCAAGTTCCTCGAGCCGCGGGAGGAAGGCGACGACAGGCTGGCCCGGATCGAGGTCGAGGTCAGCTACAACCCTAAGTCGAAGCCGCCGAAGGTTGTCATGGTCACCTCTCGCGGACAGACACCTCTCGATGAGGAGTCAGTCGGTAACCTCGACTTCGCCGAATTCGAGAAGGTCGATCTCATCATCCATCCGTGGAAGTGGGACATCAACGGCAAGCAGGGCGTCAAGGCATTTCTCAAGACGCTCTACGCTACCATCCGTGAAGACCCGCTCGAACTGAAGTATGCCGAGATGGCGGACTCGCCGGACAGTGCGATTTCCGGGATGATCCAGGCAGCAGACGAGGCTCCATTCTGATGGGGATCTTCGGAAGCCGGCCGGAAGCCGAGAAGAAGCTCGAAGCTATCAAGAAGACTCTCGGCGACACGAAGAACGACATGTCTCCCGGTCGTTTCAAGCACCTTACGCAGGAACAGAAGGCGCTTGAGCAGTACCTGGAAGAGAACGACGAAGACGACTAATGACGGCCCTGAGAGTAATCTGCAGGGTGATCGGTCGTGAACAGAAGGCCCCGGTCGTGATGTATATCAACAACGTTATCGTCCTGGCCGGGGACCTCACGATAAGTCGTCACGGCGTGGTGACGCTCAACTTGCAAGATGCTCTCGTCACAGATCCGCCTGTTTCCAAGGAGGCTGATGGGAACGAAAAAAAGAGTCGAGCGTAACACCATCAAACGCCGTGGCCTCGATGGCCAGTCGTCCATACCAGCAACTCCGCCTTCGTCAGCTCCGGTTGGCTGGGGCGGAGTCTGGTTCAAATTGGAAGATCTCGACAACAAAAAATGGCCAAGAAGCAAGAGCCAACTAAAAAACAAAAAGAAAAAATCGTCAAAAAGCTCAAAAAAGGCTTCGAAGAAGTCGACAAGCTGATTGACGTGATCGCCGAAGAGAAGAAAAAGAAGCTCGAGGAAGAAAAGGATAACAAGTAGTGTCTGGAGCCACCCCACGGCCTGTTGTCCAGCGGGTGAAGTGGTCTCGATATATCAGTTTGCAGAGCAAAACATCCGCAAAATGTGTGTTCGTTACGCCGGAGAACGTCGATCTAGTCAGAACGCAACAGCGTCAGCCAAAGGCCGAGATTGGTCAATGGCTGGTCAAGTTCGGTGATCGTGATGCGGACGTCAAGCTGATGGAGCACGACCACTTCCAGAAGTACTACCGTTTGCCTCGATAGGAGGTTACCGATGGCTGCCTGCAGCTGGCCGGCATGTGATAAGCCCGGCGGGAAATGTCACGGGAAGCCGTTCTCGGAACTAGCTTGCCTGAAAGGAGGTGGAGCGCAGTGGCTTGCTCCTGGCCTTCTTGCGAGCAAAGAACCGGACGTTGTCCCAATCTTGACCCAAACCGACAGGTCTGTACTGAAGACGACGATGATGACGAGTAACTAAACATCTCGGATGCGTCGCTGTAACCAACCAGAAAGGAGTATATTTCCGGTTTCGATTGAGTCCCTCCCTCAATAGAAAAGGAGGTGAAAGATCACTCATCAGAGGGTCATACCGCTCGTCCTGATAAGCCCAGACGGCGAACGGATTGTGATCGGCGAAGCGATTGTTAGCGACTCAGGATTGCTGGACGGAAAAGTAGTCGACATGCAGTCACTTGATGGGGTTTACCAGACCAGTTTGGGAAACGTATCTTTCGCCATCCCCTGTCCGAGAAAACTATTCGCGAACTTCTTCCGTAAGGATGAAGGCAAGCACTCCAGGAAGAGAATCGGGTCTTCCTAAGAATATCCGGGGAATACGCAGTAGGATGGGCGGGGGCGAGAAAGTTAGCCTCGTCTCCGCCCAGACTTTAAGAGTCTGTAGGACTATCAATGCCTGTGGGGGGCACTGTGAGCAGGAACGGATATCTCGTATACGACAATGTAGACGGCGAGGTCGTCTTCGCCCTACAACTGAGTAAAGCTGTGATTGATATGGGACTGGCTTTCGGAGACCCAGCCTTCGAGGAAGCCAACCCAGGAGATTACCTTATAGCTTTCACCGATCAAGGTGACGACAAGGTAATCTCTCACGACGAATTCCTGTCCACCCACGAACTTCATATCCCCGAACCTAGCTGACATAACTGTCGGCTGCGGGGCATAGATGGTGAGCATTCGGGGACCATCGTCTATGTCCCGGAGTCTGCAGCAACTAACACAACTGGGCTCCGTGTTATGATAGATCCGAACGGCCCTACTACTAAGGGTGTGAATTTATGCGCTGGCGCAGGTAATGCCAGTTAACGATTGGCTATCGTCGTAGGGTTACGCGACGTTAATAAATATGCGATGATTAAAAGTTTAGAAAAAACTTAATCGGCGGGGCAGGTCCACAACTGATCCTATGACACTATGGTGAAGTCGCTACGTCCACGGGCCTGCACCCGCCACCTATCAGCCTCTACCCCGGAGAAATATAAGTGCTCAAGAAGCTCGTCCCTGTCGTATTCGAGATCGATGAGAACACCAAGGTCGTCGTCGGAGAAGCGGTAATCGGGGAAAACGGCGCATGGGTCGCCAAGATCAATAACGACGGTCAGCTGGTCGCGTACATCACAGGCGCAGTCGGATCCGAATTCTCGTTCGAGCTGCCAGAGATCACGTATCAGTCGAAGTAATAGGAGGGCCAATGGACGAGTATTACGGCGAAGACGCTGTCGCCGACCTGGAAACAGATACATTCGGAACGACCTTCAAGTCACGACTCCTGAAGCTGGCAGAGAACGGTTCAAATACGCTGTATCGATTCCCCAGCGCTCTTCGGGACGACTGTCTGTGTGATCCCGATGATGCGGCGTAGCTAGTACAGCAATAACGACAAGTAAAAGATCAGGCAGGTTATTTCTCAGGTGACTCGTCATCAACGTTACATGTTCCTTCTTCATATAGCAGAAAGGATCGGGCTAATGGCCGGTATCTACGGTGCTTACCTAGTGTTCGGCACCATACTCCTCATCGTCGTCGCGTTCTGCTGGCGCGAGAACTGGAAGGACAGGCACGGCCGGTGAGTGTTTCAGTACGGAAGCGGGCTGCCGCAGAGCTCTTTGGCTGGATGTTCGTCATAATCCTAGCCCTGTTCCTCTTCGGCGTCCTGTGGGTGATACAAGAAGCCTGGCGAGCTGTTATCGACAGCAAGAACCTAGTCCGGTTCTTGATCACCGGTGAGATAAGGTCGTGATGACCGTGCAATACCTCGTATGGATATTCCTGTTCGGGTTCCTCGGCTTCCTATTCTATGTCGAGTTCAACTCCAACAGGAGAATGAAGCGGTTGATGCGTCCGCAGACGCTAAACGAATATTACGAGAGTCTGATCCGTAACTATTTGCAAGCCCTGCACGCCGATTCAGACAAGACAAAGTTCGAGCGCGAGATCACCTACATGGAGACGGCTGTCGGACGGTGGACTCGTGACATTCAGCGGGAGTGCGAGAACTCTACACGGAAAGCGTGACAATGAGCGAGAAAACACCCGAACAGCTAATCCATAGCCTTCGACTCTCATCAAAAGTGCTCGAAGAAGTCCCTCTTCTAGGTCACAGCACACCAGCACATCCGAACACGGAGTTCTAGAGGGGGCTTCGTCCCCGTCCCTAACACGGAGAAAGTTATCATGCTTAAAATGCTCTTCAACCTGGTCTGCAGCAAGTGCGGCGGTATCATGGGGAATCACTCGACGGGTTGCCCGAACGAATGAAGTTTCTCTTGATCTGGCTTGCGGCCTTCATAGCGGTCTGCTACATCCTAGGATTCGTCAAGGGAATACTATCGTCACATACTAGAGCGGTGAAAGCGCTGAGTAGACTCGGCGACATTCTGGACATTCTGTTCCTGGTTGTGATGATTAGTCACTTCATCAGCTTAGTTCGCGTGATGAACACGTCCTATAATGAAGAGACTATTGAAAGGAATTCATTATGGACATCAGTTCAGAGTACCTTGCCAACGTTCTTGCTGACACCATGAAGCGTGCCACCGAGATGTCAACCGAAGCTCAGAACCAGACCTACGTCGAATGGAAGACGAGAGGCCTGAGCGAGACCATCGGGATGATGTACGGGAACATGCTGTTCGTGAAGGAGCAGCTGGAAGAGATGAGCAAGGATCAGAAGAAGCCATGGTGGCAATTCTGGAAGTAGTACGAGCCAAGGGCCCCTAGCGCAAGCATGGGGTCTTAGGCTTTCGAACGGAGGGGAAATGAAAGAACGGATCGAGAAGGTTAAGAACCACTTCGCGGAGAACAAGGCGGTCTATGTCGCAGTAGGCATAACGGCTAGCGTTTCTGTTATACTAACGTTGTCCGTTGTCGGTATTAGAGGTTTGATTATTACCAAGCCTATTATAACCGTAAACGGGAACGGTAATACGACTACTTACGCACACGTCGCTCTATCTCAACGTCGCGGTCACCCCGGATACGTCATTAGATGTCTGGAAACAGGAAAAGTATTTTTCAGCCAGAGACATGCGGCTGCCGAAATGGGGCTTAGTCAATCCACTATATCCAAGCATCTAAACGGCACACTGCAGTCTGTTGACGGTTTCACTTTTGAAAGAATAGGTGAAGCGGTCTGATATTCGCGACAAAAACATGTGGTATAATGAGAGGAGATCCAAACGGATGGCGTATTGAACCCATCGGATGAGACGGCGTATTGAACCCGTCAGGTCCCCGTGGCGTATTGAACCCACGGGTCGCGGATTCTATCTTTTATTTATCGCGGCAAAAACGAGGTGTATAATGAGAGCTAACCTGTCAGGTGTGTCATTGAGATCGCCGGACGAGACGTGTCATTGAGATCGTCGAATCTCAACGAGTCATTGAGACCGTTGATTGACAGGTTAGTTCTCGTATGTTTAATGAGAAGAACCCCAAACGGGCGGCGGATTACCGCGGCCGGACGAGACGGCGTATCGCACGCTATCGAATCCCGACGGCGTATCGCACGCTATCGGTCGCGGACTCTCTCATTATTCGCTGAGAGTTCCAAAACAAGGCCTCTTAGTTTTACGGAGGAGACAGCAATGAACCACGAAGACGCAGACAAAGCATGGGCAAAGATCCTCCGTACTCACAACGCACCAGAAGGAGAACCGAAAATGGCGAACGACTGCAAGTGGCCGAAGTGCGGCGAGGACAAGACCTGCACTGAGGAGCAGCGTATCATGTGCATGATGTTCGGGCCGAAGACGAAGAGTGAGGGCGAAGGCGGATGATATTCGACGCGTTCCGGAAGAAGAAGAAGCCGAAGCCTGAACCTGAAGCGCCTGCTCCTGCAGAAATCGAACAGTTTTCCATGACGTTTCATGCCGATGAATATGTCACTAAGCTGGACTTCGTGCGAGCAAAAGATCTGATGGGAATGATTTACGACCAGTACACCAACCAGAACTAGCATCCCTATGCTCGAAATGATCAAGCAGTTTCTCGAGGATGCTTTCGGGTGGGCACGGTTTATTATCGTGCTTGGCGTATTCGTCGTAATAATCGGCCGGTTCCTGTTCGTCGGTGAACCTATCTGCGCACTCATCGCGCTAGTCATATTCGCTATGATCGTACGGAGGCTTTAGCTCATGACTAACTGTCAGCACTGTGGCTGCCGGCTGGAGCAGAACAAGAGCCAGGATTACTACCGAGATGTATTCGCTCTCCAGGAGCAGGCTCGGATTTTCGGTCGAGGGATAATGGCAGGCGGCGTTGGGTGGCGAGAAGAAGGCTATTACGGCGCAGTGATAGCCACATATCCTCCGGACAGCCGAATTCCTAACCGGGACTCCTGGCGCTGTCATCACTACCATCCGGATCAGCTCAAGGCACTAGAATGCGCACTGGAGGAGGTGTTCCGGCTAGCTAGCGGTGGCGCATTCATGAGATGTAACCTGAGTTCCGAATGCACTAACTCGGACGAAGAGTGTGCATGGGGAGAATAGAGAACGACGCGGAATAAACACGCCCTATAATGAACCTACAACTTAAGGAAGAATCATGCTAGAGCGTGCCAAGAAGTTCGTGAAGAACCACCAGGACGATATCCTCATGTATGGGACACTATCCGCGGTCGCGGTCACCTCAGCTGTTCTCAGCGGAGTCGTAACAAAGACTTTCGTTGATAACGGCTGGAAGACCCTGGACATGGAAGTGTTCCACAATGTTGATAAAACTCAATACAAGTTCGTTACCCACTACAAGAACGGCGTCGTCAAGGAAGAGTACTTCAGGAAGCTGTAGACAACTAGAAAAAACTAGGGGATCAACACGGTCTCTTAGTTTTGCGAGGGGGAACCATGAAAAGACTTACGCCAACGGAGTTCATTCAGACGATCTTGAACACGGACTCATGGCTACTCGTTAAGGATTCCGAGATCGAGCTGCATGTTAACGGCGATGAGGAAGTATATCGCGGGCCAGACCCGCTAGAGGCTGACAGTTACGAATACACGAATTTCATCAAGTCAGTCAATCGAGCCATCGACCATCGTGTAGTAGAACTACGACTCGGAGCAGGAAATGCCGGACAGGGTAACAGCAGAAGTCTTCCTTCATAAGCTCGAGCATGCTCCGCAGTGGATGCTCCTGCGCAACCCGGACACCAAATCGCTCGAGTTGCATGTGCTGCGCCGGCGTAACAACAAGCCGATAACGCAGACGTACATCGAGCCTGATCCGGTGGAGATGGAAGAAGGCGAATATGCCAGCTTCTGTAAAAGCGTTTACGAGATGGCTACGAGTCCGGAACTAGTGGAGAGGCGGGTGTGGTGAAGTACGTAACATCGGACGAGTTCCTCAAACTGATGCGGGATTCCCCGAACTGGGCTATCGAGTTGAACGCTGACGGCGAAGCCGCTAAAATGATTCTACACGTCATCGACATGTCGGAAACTAATCAGGACTTGATCATACCTGGTTATATCGCTCCAGCGTGTCCTTCACCGGGATCGTCTTCCTACGAGAAATGGAAAGACTTCGAGTGTGAAGTGAACCGGATCGTTGACCTAGCACGAGCCGGAAATTACCGAAAGGAGATTTACCGTGGCTCTTAAAGAAGTAACCGAAAAGCAGTTCATCGAGGAGCTTAAGGATGCTCCTAGCTGGATGCTCGTGATGGACAAGAATCTTCGGCGTATGGAACTACTCGTCCGGAGAAAGAACAACATAACCATCTTCGCATCTCCGAGCGCATATATGCTATCGAACGAGGAGTTCAAAGCGTTTCTTGTGCTCGTCGGAAGAACCGGGCAAATGCCAGAGATTCAGAAGAAGCACTTCCTCGCCGGATGAAAGAACCGCTATATCCGCATCAGGTCGAGGCGGTGATGAAACTCAGGAACGGCAACATACTGAAAGGAGGCGTGGGCTCGGGCAAGTCGCGAGTGGCGCTCGCATATTTCAACGACAGGGAAGACTTCGAGGAAGATCTGTACATCATCACCACCGCGAAAAAGCGGGATAGCGGAGAGTGGCATGCAGAAGCTAAGCTCTTCGGTCTGCATCCTGTGGTGGACTCGTGGAACAACCTGCCGAAGTATGAGGGCGTCACCGGCGCGATCTTCATATTCGATGAACAGAGAGTGGTGGGATCAGGCACATGGGTGAACGCGTTCCTGAAAGTGGTGAAGTCGAACGAGTGGATTCTGCTGACGGCGACCCCTGGAGACACGTGGCTCGACTATATCCCGGTCTTTATCGCAAACGGCTTCTACAAAAACAGAACAGAATTCTTGCGACGGCACGTCGTATACAACTCGTGGACCAAGTATCCGAAGGTCGAACGATATCTTGATACGATGCACCTGCGAGACCTGCTCGCTAGTATCTTGGTGGACATGCCGTTCGAGAAACACACGGTGCGTCACGAGATTGCTGTCCACTGCGATTTTGATCAGGATCTTTATGACACGGTCCTGAAGAAGCGGTGGAACTATCTCGAGAACAGGCCGATTCGTCACGTGAGTGAGCTCTTCGTACTCATGCGGAAGGTGGCGAACGGCCATCCCTCGAGGCTTACCCGGATCAAAGATCTTCTGGTCTCGCATCCGAAGATGATCATATTCTACAACTTCGACTATGAATTGGAGATACTCAGGACACTCGAAATCAAGCAAGCCGAGTGGAACGGACACAAACATGAACCCATACCTGATGGCGATGAGTGGGTTTATCTAGTCCAGTATGCTTCGGGTGCGGAGGGATGGAACTGCGTAGAGACCGACACGATCGTGTTCTATAGCATGTCCTATTCGTACCGTATGACCGAGCAAGCGAAGGGACGTATCGATCGTCTGAATTCACCTTACACTGATCTTTACTACTACGTACTGAGGGGGTCGACTATGGTCGACAACGGTATAGCTGCCGCTCTCCGCACGAAACGTGACTTCAACGAAACGGACTATCTACGCAGACACGGTTAAACCGTGATAAAGGGGGGCGTCAAAAAGGCGTCAATTTGCTATTTTTTGAAAACTTTTTCTAGAAACGTATAGCAATTACCTATTATCTATCTACGCGCGTAAGTAGTATATTAGGTAATTCCTATACGTTTTGTAAAAAAGTTTATGCGAAAAAAGTTGCCATTTTGACGCGATCAGACACTAAGACACAAAGGGGACAGAAAGTGAAAACACGACACGAACGACGCATCATCGAGGATTTTCCGGATTACGAAGTCTCGAACTTCGGTGGCGTCATCTACAATATCCACACCAAGCACCCAGTCTCTCCGTCGAAGACTCCGACCGGTGCATGGAAGATCAACCTCATGAATGATCATGTGGTCTATACGAGATCTGTGGCCAAGATCGTCTGTCTGACGTTTCATGGCGTACCCGAGAAAGGCATGGTGGTTATCCACAAGGATGAGAACTACGACAACCTGGATGCCGACAACCTCATGTGGCGGCCAAGGTGGTACGCACAGGAACGAGCCATCCAGCGGGCACGTGTGTACCCGCTTCGGGACATCCCGATTCGAGTAAACGCAACTGGCGAAGTCTATCCGAACTCTCGTGCATGTGCCGACGCATTGTACGCGATCGAAAGGTACATCGTGCTAGCAGCCGGCCAGGGGGAAAACGGCTACTACATGGGCTCAACCTACACGTACATCTACGATTAGGTAAAAGCTATCCAAATGATCATGGTATATAATAGAAGGAACAGGATACCGTTGCTCAAAATTGAGTGACCGTAGCCTATTACTTTTACGGAGGGGACAGTTGGGACGAGAGTCCAAGTTTCAGGCCGAGGTCGTGGATGATCTTCGTGAAATCTTTCCGGGCTGCATCATCTTTCTGCCTGACCCGAACTATATTCAGGGCATACCAGACGTCCTGATGCTATACGGCAATTCGTGGGCTGCTCTGGAATGTAAGATATCCGAGTCAGCACCACAACAGCCGAATCAGAGCTGGTACGTCCAGGAGATGAACGAGATGTCGTTCGCGGCGTTCATCTACCCCGAGAACAAAGAGAGAATCTTGGATGATCTTCAACGATCATTCGCAGCTCGCCGGTAAGCACGCGTTCCTGAGTGCCAGTTCATATCACTGGATTAACTACAGTCCAGAGAAACTTGATCTGGTATTCAGGAACGCGCAAGCTGCCAAGTACGGGATCGAGCTTCATGATTTTGCCCATCACTGCATTCGTCTAGGGCAGAAGCTCCCACGCAACCATCGCACACTTAACATGTACGTCAACGACGCCATCGGTTATCGAATGCGTTCCGAGCAGATTCTCTATTACTCGGATAACTGCTTCGGCACTGCCGATACTGTCGGATTCAGGGATTACTTTCTTCGGATTCATGACCTGAAGACAGGGCAGATTCCTGGATCGATGCATCAGCTCGAAGTCTACGCGGCTCTGTTCTGTCTCGAGTATGAACAGCGTCCTGGTGAGATCGACATCGAGCTACGTATCTATCAAGATGACGGCGTCCACGCACATGTTCCGGATGTCGAGACTATAGCGCGAATCATGGACAAGATCATATCCTTTGATATGCGCATCGAGATGCTCAAACTGGAGGGGTAGCATGGATCAGGGAGAGCCTGACGGCATCGTCGACATCGTCGAATTCGACGTAGTTTCGTGGCTCATATCTGAACTGCGTCTCTATCAAGATGTCAAAATGGGAGTTGTGCCATGAATCAGGAGGAGCGGGAGGAACTCTTCCATTATGGCACGCCTCGTCACTCAGGAAGATATCCGTGGGGCTCTGGTCATGACCCGCAGCAGCATCAGCGCGATTTCCTAGGCGAAGTCGAAAGACTTAAGGGTCAAGGTCTAACCGAGACGCAGATCGCCGCGGGTTTCGACATTACGACGACGCAGCTGCGGGCAGCCAGAGCTATCGCCAGAAACGCGACTCGAGCGTCCGATGTTTCGCAGGCGCTGAGGCTTAAAGATAAGGGTCTGTCGACCAGCGCTATCGGTCGTGCTATGGGCAGAAGTGAATCGGCTGTTCGTTCGCTGCTCGACCCGGCAATCGCGGATAGGCAGAATGTTCTTGAGACTGTGGCCGGTCTTCTTAAAGAGAAGGTCGGCAATGGATATCTGGACATCGGCAGCGGGACTGAGAACCATCTCGGAATCAGTAGCACTAAACTTGCAACTGCTGTCGAGATCCTCAAGGCCCAGCATGGATACGTCACTCTCAACGTTCAGGTTCCTCAAGTAGGGACGCATAACAAGACGACGATCAAAGTTCTTGGACCTCCAGGAACGACCTACGCCGAAGTTAAGCGTAATCAGGATAAGATCAAGTCTGTGGCTGCATACTCTGAGGACAACAGTCACACGATCGAAGAGATCCACCCGCCTCGAAGCATATCCTCAAGTCGTGTCGCCGTTCGTTACGCTGAAGACGGCGGATCTAAGGCTGATGGCGTTATCTACGTTCGACCCGGCGTTCATGATGTTACGCTAGGATCTGCTAGATATGCACAAGTTCGAGTCGCAGTTGACGGAACTCATTACCTTAAGGGCATGGCTGTCTACAAAGACGACCTGCCTAAAGGTGTCGACTTGGAGTTTAACACCAACAAGCACGACACTGGCAATAAGCTCGATGCCATGAAGAAGATTAAGGGCGATGACGAAGAGCATCCCTTCGGCGCTGTTACTCGTCAGAAGACTTACATCGATGCTCATGGCAACAAACAGCTTTCGGTGATGAACATCGTCAACGAGGAAGGCGATTGGCGCGATTGGTCTCGCACTCTCTCATCGCAATTCCTTTCAAAACAGTCGCCTGCTCTTGCGAGACGTCAGCTCGATCTGGCTTATCATTCCAGACGAGACGAACTCGATGAGATCATGCGACTCACCAATCCAGTCGTCAAGAAGAATCTTCTAGGCAAGTTCGCAGATGGCGCTGATTCGGCATCGGTCCAGCTAAAGGCCGCGGCTTTGCCACGTCAAGGCAACCATGTCATCCTGCCAGTCCAGTCACTGAAGGAAAACGAAGTTTATGCGCCTAATTACCGTAATGGTGAGAAGGTCGTTCTCGTAAGATTTCCTCACGCTGGAACATTCGAACTTCCGCAGCTTACGGTAAACAACAGAAACCGTGAAGCTCAGAATTTGATAGGAACTGTCAGAGATGGCAGTCATCAACGCCCTATTCCAGATGCTGTCGGAATCCATCCGAAAGTAGCAGAGCGTCTGTCTGGTGCCGACTTCGACGGCGATCATGTGATCGTCATTCCGAACAACACCGGAGTAGTCAAGACAACAGCGCCTCTTGCGGGTCTTAAGAACTTTGATCCGCACAATCAGTATGCCAAGTATGAAGGCATGGCGGTCATCACTCCTCGTGCTAAGCAGCAACAGATGGGCGATGTCTCGAACCTGATTACAGACATGACTGTTAAGGGTGCTAGGCCTGAAGAGTTGGCGGCTGCTGTCCGTCATTCCATGGTCGTCATCGATGCCGAGAAACACGAGTTGAATTACAGGCAGTCCTACATCGACAACGGAATCGCCTCCCTCAAAAAGAAGTATCAGGGAACCGGCTCAACAGGCCGTCTATCCGGTGCTGCTACAATTGTCTCCAGATCAGGCAACGCTACAGTTCGTGTTCCTGAAAGGAAACTAAGAAGGGCTGCACAAGGCGGTCCTGTGGATGCAGCAACCGGCCGTAAGGTCTACGTCCCAACAGGCGAAACCTATGTCAGAAGAACGGCTGTCAATCTCGAGACCGGCAAACGTGAGACTGTAAAGAAGGGGATGAAGTACGATCCATCCACGGTCAAGGAAACTACCATAACCAGGACCATGGATTCAAGGCCGCTGCTTGAAACCGAAGATGCGCATACTCTCGTATCTAAAGACGGTGGCACGCCGATCGAACACATCTATGCAGATCAGTCCAATAGATTGCGGGCTCTAGCTAACGAGGCTAGGAAAGCTTCACTAACAACACCTAATCTCGTACATTCACCTACAGCAGCTAAGACGTATGCTCATGAGGTGAGTGAGCTTAATCGTGATCTAAGACTGGCGATTGCGAAGCGCCCCCTAGAGCGACAAGCTCAACTGCTCGCCAACTCCATAATCAGTGCCAAGCTTCGAGACTCCCCCGGCATGGATGCAGCCGACCTCAAGAAAGAAAAGGGTCGAGCATTGCAGACAGCTCGTGCCAGACTAGGATCGAAGAAGACGCTGATCGACATCACACCAAGACAATGGGAAGCGATACAAGCTGGCGCAATCAGTTCTAAGCGTCTGTCTGACATACTAGACAATGCTAACACTGATAAGGTGAAGGCGCTTGCGACACCCCGTACAGCTACAGTAGTCACGCCTGCCCGCCTGTCTCGAGCTAAGCTCCTGCTCGACGCTGGTTACAGTCAGGCTGAGGTAGCTGATCAGCTTGGCATCCCAGTCAGCACACTCAACAGTGCACTAGCAAAGGAAGGAGTTGGAAGTGGCTGATGCTCCGAATGACGACTACATGCTCACGACGATCGACAACCCTTACGATCCCTTCACTAGCTATGAAGAGTGGCATGCGTGGGACGAGTCGCACGGCTACAATTCCGCTAGCCTGCTCGCTCGTGTCGCTAAGTCGTCGCCCGATTTGTCACCATCCGACCAAGAGGTGGCCATCAAGCAGGCGATCGACGACATCTGTCAGCTCAACGTAAGTGGCATGTTTACTCGAGCATTCAGATCAGTCAAGCAATGACATGTTGATGCTATGGGCGGGGGGTCTTCGCGATATTGCCCCCCACCATGCA